ATGTATACACGATACTTACCTTGCAGAACACCAGCGAAGGTGTTACCAGTGTCATCAACGTTAAGGTTAGCGTTGAGTGCAGGGGTGTAATCGAGAACGCCTGCCATGGTGAGGGCGGATGCAACGTCTGCAGAACAGAGGATGATGTTGCCCTTTCCGCGACGAGTTCTTTGTGCGATTGCGTTTGCATCGCGCTCGATTTGGAACAGAAGACCCTTGAACTTCTCAACAGACCAGCGACCGTTGGAATCAACGTCGAGGTCGAATACACCAGCGGTAGCGGTGTTTTGTACAGCACCTTGCTCAGCAACCTTGTAGATGGTTCTGATGACTTCACGGTTGATTTCAGCAAGAATCTCAGTTGACAGAATGTTTGCCAACTCAGCTTCTGCATTCAGACCATGAATCGCCTTCAGATCCTGTGCAAGCTCAAGGCTGTATTCTGCCTTCAGTGCTCTGGACTTAGCGGTTACAGTGACCTTCTCAATCGAGAATGCCATCTGGTTGAATGCACTTGCACCGGTTCCATCAAGTGCTTCAGCATCGCCAGTAGGCATACCACCAGCAACGTTATATGCTGTGGAGGTAGCAGTGCCAACAGGGTTCAGGAGTGCTGGGTTAGAACCTGCCTGAGTAGTAGTACCAATACCAGCAACGTTATCAGCGAAGTCTTGATCGATACCTGCACCCATTCCCTTGTTCTGTGCAGAGAATGCGGTGTCTGCTTCGTCGAAGAATGCCTCGGTTCCGCTCTGATTGGTGTAGCGGGAGCGCATTGCGAAGATCAGTCCGGTAGGACCAGACATTGGTTGAACGCCAGCGAGGTCATAAGCGACCAGGTTAGGCATAGAGCGTCTGATCAAGGAGATCAGAACGGGATCGAAACCTGCGGTAGGACCACCTTCAGGCGAACCACCACCGAAAGCGCCTTGTGCGCCAGCAGCGTTACCAGAGTTGGTTGGTGCCTCCATCAGGGATTGAACATTGCCGCCTTCAAATGCAGCTTGCTCACGAAGGAATTTTTCTTGGTTTTCGAGCAGGACAGCGGTTACAGCTCTACGATGAGAATCTTTGATTGACTCGCAACCCTCATGATTGAGGAGAGGTGCCCACTTTTCCTGCAACTGTTCGGATTGGAACATTTGCTTTTTACCTAATTTAGTGTACGATTTGTGGTTTGAATTATATTAAATTCAATTATTTGCTAATTGAACCCATGGTTCTCAGGTATGCAGCCATGGAAGGTGAGTAAGACTCATGACCATTGCTTACACCCTCGGAAAGGGTTTCAGTCTTAGCAGTTGAAGATGCTTTCTTAGTGAAATATGCTTCCTTCAGAGTCTCCAACTTTTCACGATATTGTTCTTCGCTTTCAAACTCTACACTTTCGGAAAGTGAAGCGAGCTTATCTTTCTGGGTGGACGCAAGTCCTTCAGAAACTTCATCAAGGATTCCATCAGCAACCGACTCGGAGAGACGCTTGTTAAGGGAAACATTCTTCTCAATTTGCTCGTTGAGTTTAGTCTCCATATCATCAAGTTTTTCTACCATGCTCTCAAGCACATCATATTTGTCGTCAGGGATTTGTACATAATGTTCTTCAAAAAGACCCTTCATTCCAGAAAGGAACGATTCGGTCATTTCAGTCTTAAGACCCGCTTCAACAGCGAGTTTGTTTTCGCTGATCCACTCCTCAGAAACGTATTCGAGGTATGAATCAACACGCTCTGTCAAAGCAGACTTGATAGTAGATACTTCTTCTGCAAGTGCAGTTTCATATCTTGCTTCAAGTGCTTCTTTGAGATCAGCAACTTTAGACTTAAGTGCTGCTTCAAAGATGGTCTTTGCCTTTTCTTTGAACTCTTCGGAAAGTTCTTCTTCACCGAGGAGTGCTTTGACATCTTCTTCGACATCAATCTCAGTGAATTCTGGTGCCTCTGCAACTACTTCTTCTTCGGTAGTTTCTTCTTCAGCAACCACTTCCTCTTCGGTGGTTTCTGCTTCTGCTACTACTTCCTCTTCAGTAGTTTCGTCCTCTGCAATTACTTCTTCGGAATCTAACTCTTCCTCTTCCTTTGCCATCTTAGGCATAGGATCTGCAGGTTTCGCTCCCTTGTTGACGATATCTTTTACAGTCTTAAGACCATCAGTCTTAAGTTTTGCAGAATCGTCATCAGGTTTGTAGTTTTCGGGGGTAGGACCACCGAGGTCTTCTACAGAACCTTGACCAGGTGTAGATGCTCCGTTAGGACCGCTAGGCATAGGATCTGCTGCTTTCGCACCAGAGTTAACTGCAGTTTTGGATTGAGCAGTGCCTACTTCCATTTCTTGTAAATCGTTGCCACGAGACATTTGAACTCTCCGTTTTCCGTTTATTAAAACTATATTTATTTATAAATTAAGAAATTACAATAATTTATAGTGAATTAAGGAAGTCGTTAAACAAGTTTAACTTATGTTCCTCAAGTTCTTTACGTCCAGCAAGAACATCAATAGTATTTTTGATCTCCTCTGCTTTCTTTTCACGAAGAATGTTTCCTTCCCAGATCCATTCTTTTCCTTCCATAATTCCTTCAACAAAAGCATCAGGAGCAGATGGATCAGCAACAATATCTGCTGCTGTAGCAAGCATAAAATCTTCACCAACAACATTGAAACCTTCTTTGGTTGGTTTCAATGAACCAATACCCCGAGAAGAAACACCAAGTTTGACACCTTCACTTAATAAAGATGATGCAATTTTACCCATTGGGGTGGATTCAAGAATCTTTGCCTTTCCAATGAAGTTAGAACCAGACTCTTTCAAAGAAACAATTTTGTGCGAAACTCTGTCAAGATTGACAGTAGGACCATCAGGATGACCCAGTTCCCCAAGTGCTCTTCCAGTTGCAACATGATTTTCGTTATATCTTCCAACTTCACGACGAAGCGTTTCCATTGGATACATACGACCATTTCTGTTGCAGATATTTCCTTGTAAGAAAACACCTTCAATGAAGAGGTTTTTGCCTCCAGATTTGGTTGCTTCAGTAATAACTTTTACTGATTCGATTTCTTCTCTGATTAGTTTCATTTGATTACCCGGTGAATCCTACTTGTGCTCCTTTCACACCTGCATTTGCAGCAAATACAACATGAGATGGTTTTTTCTCAAGATATTCAACACCATTTGGTGGAATAGTCATTGATCCTACACCAGTGCCACTTTGTGTTTCAAGTACAGTTACAAGGTGAGCACTTGTATGAGTGTTCACTAAACGAACCACAGTTGCCTCACTAAAACTAGTAGCTGCACCAGCTGTAGTAGGACAAGCAATTTCTGCACCGACTAGTAATGTTCTTGCCATTATTCTACGTGTTAGTATATTTTATTTATAATTAGCCTTCTTCTTCAGTACCTACAGCGGTATCAAACATAGAATTTGCTACTGCCGGTTTGTGATCATTAATCTTATCGGCAGATTTTGCATAAAGAATATCCTTAATTTTATCGCTAATCTGTGAGGGAGACTCATCAGCAATAATCATATCCAAAACTTCATCCATTTTATGTTGAAAGGTAAACAGTAATACTATTTATTAAATTTCTCCACCCTTAGGTATTTTTATCTCAGGTGCTTCAGTCGAAGAACCATCTACTTCAGGTTCCATTACTGGTTTACCCAAATCCATGGATGGATCTTGGAAAGGCATTCCAGTTTCGGGATCAATAGTTGCCGGATCTGGAATGATTCCACTATCAATCTCTTTCTTAATAAGTTTATCTTGTTCAATAATTTCTTGGTCAGTTTGACGTAGAATATTTCTTCTCAAATAATCTTGTGAGAAATACTTTCCGACATATGGTTCTGCAGTTTGAACCATTGTTAATCTCTCCGTCAATAGTTCAGTATCTTTTAATTCTGCAAAGTGATTATCATAAAGGAAGTCATACTGAATATGCTCTTCCATACTATTCCAGTCTTCTGGAGTAATAATATTTTTAAGAATTAATTGCGTTTTCAACATATCATTGAACATATATGAAAAACGCTTTCTCAAACGTGCAACAAATTTGCTGAATTTTACTTCATCTCTAAGAATCTCAGAGGATCTACCCAGATTGAATCCTCCTTCCCCGTCCATACGACTCGACGGAACATTAAGGGACCGGTAAAGTTTTTTCTTAAAGTATTCAATATCTGTAATCTCTCCGAGGTTTTGACCTCCAGGAAGAGTAGAAATTTCAGTTCCACGACCTCCTTCTCTTCTAGGCAACCAGAAGTCTTCAAGCATAGACATATACTTTTTGTCATCACGAATTTCTCCTGTGTTTGCATCATATACAAGTTTATTTCTGTAACGCATCATTACGTCACGTAAATATTGCTCTGCTTTTACTTTAGGAAGATTACCAACATCAATATAGAAAATACGACGTTCTGGTGCTCTTGAAAGTCTATAAATTACCAGGGAATCTTCAATCATTCTAAGTTGATTGAGAGATTTAATTGCCTTATGAAGGTATGAAAGAGTTGATCCTTTATTTCTATCTACAAGACCAGAAGTACAATATGTGATTGCATCTTTAGTCATCTTAATTCCACCATGACCACCCATTGTCGCTGGGTTTGTTGTTGGATAAGAAGTCTTTGGATTATAAATGAAATACTCTTCGAGTTGTGGAAACTCGTATTCCATTGGATTGTCTTTCGCTACATTCCCTAAGCGGTAGATGTCTTCTTTACTCTTCTTCTGCTTACGAACATAACGCATTTTCATTGCGTCAATATAACGCAATTCTTGAATACCCTCAGTAGGGTTCTTCATATCAATTACTTTATGATAATAAAGTCTTCCATCAATATACCAATTTCTATAAATTTCGTGTGATTTACGATCAAAATCTAAAAGTTCTAGAATATATTTAAACTCATCTCTAATTTTTTTCTTAATGCCATCACTGGCATTCAAGTTTGATAGTTCAATTTCTACGGGACTATCATTAGTATCAGAAACAATAGCTTCATTTACAATATCTTCAATTGCACTATCACACTCTGGATGAAGTGCCATCTCACGATATCTTTTAATAAGGTCAAATTCTGTACGATATACACCTTCAATATCAACATAAGAACCAAAAAACCCACTACTTAAATAATGGTCAACCCCGTCCTCGTTTGAAGGAGGAACGGGGGACACTGTAGTGGGCGATACTGGTTCGTTGTCCTCTATAGAGAACCCAAACAAATTTGCCATGATTTATTTTACTAGAAATTTCCTTTCTAGTATTTATCAAGGATATTATTCGTCGTCTTCTCCCTCGTCGGTAAGTACTCCAGGTGCCCAATATTGGACTTGGAAAGTAACTGTAAATTCTTCAATAACATCACTGTTATCGTAA